AAAAGTACAGCATAGATGCCTGTGTCGTTGAGTTTGGTATTGACGACGTGGTACGTTCTGATATATGCCGACAGTGGTTGGAAGCTTTCTACAAGGAGAATCTCTAAGATGGCTAAATGGAAAGTTGTAGAGAAAGACGAAGGGTACGACCTCAGTGAACACATGGAAGACGTAGATAACGTCAATAGCCCTGACCATTACAACACAGGGTCCATTGAGTGCATTGAGTACCTTCAGGACAACATGTCTTGGGAAGGCTTTACGGGATACCTTGAGGGCAACTGCAAGAAGTACCTGCACCGTTGGCGCTACAAGACGAAGCCTCTGGAAGACCTAAAGAAGGCACGTTGGTACCTTGATCGTCTGATTGAAGAGCTAGAGGGTCCAGATGAGTGACGTAATCATGTATGGCTCTCTCTTCTTCGTAGCCTTCGTTGTCGTCTTGCTCTGGGTTCTTAGCGAAAGCGACTAACGCAAAACAAAAGGGGAGCGCAAGCTCCCCTTAAGTCATTCTAGAGTGTAACGTAGGTTACTTGCCCTTAGCCATAGGCTTCTTAGCGGCAGGTTTAACCTTCACAGTAGCCGAAGCCTTAGCACCTGCACCAGCTTTGCCTTTAGCAGCGCCTTTAGCTTTCATTCCCATCATCATTGTAGTTCTCCTTACTTCTTTTTCTTTTTGATTACATCAGCACGGTTAGGTGCTCCAGCAGGGACTTTAGCTCCTTCAGGCTTAGGCTTACGACCCAGATTAATGTTGCCGCTAGAAGAAATCTTAGCTGCGTCCGTCGCACCGTTGCCAGTGAAAGCGTTCTTGATAGCAGTTACGATAGCCATACCGGGGACAGGCGTACGGCCCTTAGGCTTAACCTTGTTGTCGGCACTACGCGAAGCACCTGAAACAGCCGACTTGGGTTTGGTATTAGTCGTCATGTACTTGCTCTGCCGATCTGTTAACCCCACCCCGGTCAACCCAACTTCCCTGAGTGACGTTCTCTGGCTATCCGTCAAGCCAGTAGTCGGTTTAGATGCAGCCGCTGGTTTAGCTTTAGGGCGAATGGACTTCGTTGGTGCAGCCGAGGCAGGTTTAGAAGCAGCCTTAGATTCCTTCTTAGGAGCCTTCATTGCCTCTTTTTCTGCTTTGGTGAAGAACTTACGGGTCTTGAAATTAGAACCTTTAGCAGTCACCCACTCAAAGTCTACACCAGCTTTGTACTTGTCGTCATCACGAGCCATAGTTATTTGCCTTTCTTCTTAGCTTTACGAGCAGAGCTAAGTGCAATCGCCACAGCCTGCTTCTGGGGTTTACCTGCCTTCATCTCTTTCTTGATGTTGGCGCTGATCGTCTTCTTGCTTGAGCCTTGCTTGAGGGGCATGACCTTCTTCCTTTTAAGAGCTTTGCTCGACTGCGTCTTCGCCGTCAGTTGTCGTGTATTCTGTGTCGTCAGAGCCATTAAGCCTTCCTTCCCGCTTTAGTGTTACGTTTGAAGGAGCGGTTACTGGACGGAGATTGTACCTTGAGGTTCGCCATACGGTTATCACTGGTGCGGTTATTCGAGTGGGCCACATCTTTACCGTCACCTTTCGACACCTTACCAGCCTTCTCCATCTTACGTCGTGCAGCATTGTTCTCCGCACGTTTCTTCTTGGCTCTGTCGGAGGAGTGGTAGTTGTCGTACTCAGACTTATAATCTCTAGCCATTACCACTTCACCTTGTCTGCCCAGTACGCTGCACTCATCTTACCCTTAGCGATGTTCTTAGCGTGACGTGCCTTAAAGGACTTCTGACGTGCCGTAGGTTCTTTATCTCCCGACACACCCTGTTGACCAAAGCGGATAGTCTTCACTGTGTCACCTTCTTTAGCAACGACAACATGAGACTTGGTAGGGTGGCTAGGGGTCTTCTTAGGCTTATTGAAACCTGAGACACCAGCACGTTCAAGGCGAGGGTCTTTAGCCATCTTACTTCTTCCTTGCAGTCTTTGCGGATTCCTTGAATGCCTTAGCCGTAGGAGCGCCTTTAGTACCCGGCTTACGCATCTTCTCTCCAGAACCCTCAGCGATACGCTTACGCTTAGCGTTAATGTTGGCGTAAAGACCTTTAGCCATTGCTCTTCTTCCTCGTGAGTATGTTAGTGATCCAACGACCAATCTCGTTAGGGCTAGGGAGGAGCCATCCTAAGATCAGGAGTAAGATGACCCACGGCTGTACTTCATTCACTGTTACTTCGTCGACACTTTCTGCAGACACTTTAGCTTCTACGGACTTAATGTCACCACTCTCGGTTCTCTGTTCGACATTCTTTGTCGTCCCGATAGTCTGGCTATTTGTCTTCCCCGCCTGAATGTTGGCTGCTACGTTCGGCCCACCTCCCTTCATAAGAGATAGAGGACTCATACCACAGCCCGTTAGCAGGCTTGCCGACAAAACAATAGCAGTCAGGTTAGCTTTAAGGTTACTGACCCAAGCCACCACCGACCACCCATGCTACTATTGACGCGATGAAGCCACCACCAATGATCCAAAGAATCTTCGACAAGCTGTTGTTTATGCTACAGACGTTTCTGTCGATCTGGTCTACCTTCTGCTCAAGGAGAGCCAAACGTTTATCCATCTCAGCAATTTCCTTTTGAATGGCTTCTGCGTCCATTTCATCCCCCTAGCGATTAAGAATTAACGGTACCGAGCTTACGGACTGAACCATTCTTACGGACTACGTAAACCTCTCCGTTGACGACAACAGTGTCCCCAGCCTCAAGTTCCCCACGTTCTTGTGCCGCAATGAACTCAGCCTCAGAAGCGTAAGACTTATCAGGGTCACCAGCGATCTCCTGAATGAATGCCTGTACGTCTTGGTCGACAGAGATAGCAGGGCTAAGCTCACTTGCTCCTTGGGTTCCCGTAGGGGTTTCAGCCGGGATAGCCTCAGGGAGAGTAGCATCAGCAGCAACAACTTCACCCGTCGTCACAGGGGCTGCAGGAGCGCCACCAGAGGGCATAGTCATAGGTGCGCTAGAGGTAGGTGCCACGGCTCTCTGGGTAGCCTCTCCTGCGCGGCTAGCTACAGCATTAGCATCAGAGGGACGACCAGCGGTAGGTGGAATGGTTCTGGTGTTGTTGTACTTGTCCAGCCAAAGGTTAGCGAACTCACCTGCAGTCATGTCGGCATTACCACCGTTAAGACGTACAGCCTCAGCCCCGACGATATCAACAGCCTTAGCGGTAGGGTTGCTCAAGAGCCTACTAGCTCCTGTGCCGCCTTGTTGGTGCGCGAGGTACAGTTCAGCCCCCGTAGGTTCACGACCCAAAGCTGCAGTCAACTTACGTTTGTTGTCGACAGCCAGATCAACTGCACCATCGGTGGCCTGAACGGGGTCGAACCTATCCTTAACACCGTACTGCTTAGCTGTTCCGTCGATGAACTGGAAGAGACCCCCTGCCGACGACTTAGAGTTCTTAGCGTTAGGGTTGCCTCTGGACTCAATGAATGCAGTACGCTCAAGATATCCCTGCGGCAAACCGTTCTCAGCCTCAAGAGTAGAGAAGTCGATACCAAGAGTATCTCCGATAGATGTTGCAGAGCCAGTGCTTGAAGACCCACCCCCAAGCAGATCACTACCTGCACTACCTTTAACTACGTCTTGCCCAGCGCCACCAGAAGGAACCTCAGCGCGAAGGATACCCAGAGTGGACTGACCGACAGCACCCAGACGACCAAGGACAGTCATCTTGTAGTTAATGTCGTCGATGATAGCCTTGTTCTCTTCGGTAAACATACGCAGCTTATCACCGGGAGTAAGAGGACGACGAGCGACACCAACGGTAGCTCCTTGGAGAGATGCTGCTTGGTCCGTAGCGGAGATAACAACCTGACCATTCTCGCTGATACTGATGTTCACACCGTTAGGTGCTGCAGCATCACGCAGGTTACCAAGGTCGAGCATAATGTCAGACGACATAAAGCTTGAGGTTTCAGTGGCAAAGTTAGTATCGGTTGCAGAACGGCGTACGATAGACTCAGCAGGGACTTCAAAGTTCTGACGCCATGCAGCACGGTTCCAACGGGTAGGCCCTTCGGTACGCTGCAGTTCACGGTGAGACTTGAAGGCACCTGTAAGGGCGACAGAGATTTCAACGTCCTTCTGGTCCTGAGTAACTTCCTCGTAAGTACGAGCCAAGGGGGACGTTCCCGACATAACAGCGACAAGCTCAGTGAAGGCATAGCGCGCATCAATGAGGTCTTTCTTCGAGGCTTCTTGAAGAACACGATTGGCTTCCTCAAGACGACCTGCCATAAGCTCTTCACCAAATTTACCTACGGGACCAGATAGGGACGCCATAAGCTGAGCAGATAGGGCGGGGTTAGCGCCAGAGAGTTTAGCGAATGTAGAAAGGTATTGGACAGGAACACCAGCGTTAGCCATAGAGGTAAACGCCTCACCTTCAAGACGCTTCTGGATCGTAGCTGGGTCGACCTCATTCGCAGTCCACGTAACAGTAGTGTCAAAGGTATTGAAAACAGACTTATTCCACCCTTCAGGAGCGACACCAAGAGCATTAGCGTCAATGCCAGTTTTCGCTGAGATGTCGTTACGGAACCTATTCTCAAGCGCACCACGGGCAATATTGGCGACAGATATAATGTTACGCTGATTAACAACGGTACCACGTAGTTCAGGGATAAGCTGGGTGATACCTGTGTCGTCAAGGTTAAAGGTAGCCGTAGGGTCAGCAGCGATAGCAAGGCTAAGTTGATCAAGCCCACGAGCGAAAATATCTGCCTCAGTCTTGGCCGACGGGACGTTAATGTTCCAAGCCCTTGCCGACAAAGTATCGTAAGCGCCTTGAGTCTCTACCTCCATTTTGATAGCAGCATTCTCCGCCCTTAGGGCTTGCCACTCAGCCTTCTTATTGGAGAGAAAAGCTGCACCCTCTTCCTCATTGGCGAACTCTTGTGCTTTAGCGTTAGCGTAAACACCCTCAGGAGAAGTCAACCAAGCTTCATCGTTAGCTTTCTGGACACTCTGTGTCGTCGTCAAAGCATTTTCAGCGGCAGCATACTCTTCGTTAAGGCTCGATTTAGCAACAGAAATAGCTTCGGTCGCAAACTCTGGGTAGGCTTTAACGAAACCTTGAATCTCGCCCATACGGGCATCCCCTAGGCTCCAGTTCGGATTCCCAAGACGCTCACCGTACTCACGAACACGTTCCCCGAAGAGTTCGTTCTGAGTAGCCTCGCGTTGCTGAGTTGGAGCAGAAAGGAACAAGCTAGAGAGGCT